GTACGCGTTGAACTGATGGAATGACTTCTGCTGGTACTGCTGTGTCCAACCACCATTCGCGGGGGCAATGCGACCATCAATACGGGTCGTATCCGAACGGACCGCAGTGAGAGCACCACCTTGCTTGAGGGCACTTTCACGGACATTCATGCGGCCCGCGTTACCCATACGATTGGGCTTACCACGACGATCTTCTGGGCGGAAACCATACTTCATGAGCTCCTCATTGGTCTTCGCAGTCACCTGAGCAGCAGCACTGTTCGTGTACCCACCATGGAAGTTAGTGATACCTGGAGTCGCTTGGTTGTAGTAATTGTACTGTTCATCGTTGCGATCCGTCTTGAAACGGGTAGGGTCCTGTGATACAGTTTGGGCAGAGATGAAACGTTTAGCCCCGCTGAACCCAAGACCATCCGTGCGGAGACCAGTTTCTGAACGGTTCGTGGTACGTTTAGTCTTCTCGTGTTCGTTACGGGGTACAACACCAGACATACCTTGGGCCCGACCAGCCATCGTAGGACGCCTATTTGGGAGGAAACTGGTCGTCTCCGGTTTGTTGTGGGTGAGTTCACCAACAACGGCGGAGCGACCACCGGTGATATCACCCGCTGGACCAGTTCGCCCGGGAAGAGTTGTAAGCCTGTACGCACCAGCATTGACAGGGTTCACTCGAAACATCTGTTGATAGCCACCAACCGCGGGGGTGTCGGCGCTCACACCAAGACCTGGACCGACAAGTTGTTTCTCGACCGGAGACAGGTTGTTCATTTTACCTTGGTCATACATGCGGTTTCGCATGTTCAGGATTTCCTGACCACCACTTCGCTGTTGCATAGAGATGTCACCAAAGTTCTCCATCTCCCTCTTCTGTGGGACACCGAGTGGTATCTCGAAATTGTTATTCTGTATTTCTATAGGAGCTTTGGCTACTGGTTTTTCAACCTCTTTGGTAGGAGGTGGAACGGACTTAGTACTCAAATTCCTCCCCGCAAATACAAGACCGGCAATGGCCATGAGTGAAATAGGATCAGCCATTCTTACTTCTTGCCGACATTTTTATTAGCGTACCTTTGCTGAAAGAGACCGTTCTGAACTTCGGCGCGAGTACTCGCGGGTTCATATTTCATGGTACGAAGAGGAACTTTACATTCCATGTTGGACAATGGGAAGAGATTACGTTCGTAGGTTTGGACGAGATGCTTATTGAAACGGGAAGTGGTCTGGGGGCGGAGTTGATCACTCGTGTCGATGTATTGGGCTGGGGAACCCTTACCCGCCATGTATGGGGCAGTCCCATATAACATAGTGTTGGGGCGGCATTCACCACAGTTGAGAGAACTGGGCTGGGGGTACACGAAAATTTCATCAGTCGCTTTGACTGCGGGGATGGCACCCTTATTTTGAACTCGGGAAAGACCAGGCTGGAGCTGATACGCCATTTATTATTACATAAGAATTTTAATCTATCTCCCGAACATCCCCGAGCGCTTATCCCCATCGGGTCCAAGACCTGCAAACGCCTCGAGTTGTACACCACGATTATTAGGGTTGCAGTATCTGGTATCACTCTTACACATCGGGCCATTCTTAGGTCCGTATAACCACTCCGCGAAAGCCGTTTGATCACCTGCGAGAGTCGTCACTGGGTTCGACACAAATTGTCTATCCACACCATTCCGCATGTATTTGGGTAGGGGTGACCGAGAACGCCCCCCATCCATGGGGATGTCACCACTCGTGTAACTATCCACGAACGGCTTTACACTTGGATAATAACACGCCTCCAATCGATTTGGGGCATCGGTAAAATCGGTAATGAGCACATTACCCATAGGATTATCCTTCGTGGGTACCCGACATGCCGATTCACCTTCAACGGTGTATCCATGCGTCTCTTTCACCATTTTTGACTTATAAAGAACATAGATGACAGAGATAACTGTCGCACCCAAAACGAAGATACGTGGGTCACGACGAATGAGATAAATAAGACAGCTTGCATAAATAATGAAACGAGAAGCAGCATTAATACGATCTTCTGGTGTTTGTTCACTTATGGGCCAGAATTGTGAAACCTTGTCAGCCCTGATGAGTTGTTCAGGATCATCAAACCAAACTTTCATTTAGTATAGGTTGAGGTTTATTTTTTAGGTAGACCACCAAGCATATTTCCCATCATCTTCATGAGAGCATCCTGGTTGAGTTCGCCACCGTCTCCATCCTGCATCTTATCGGCACATTCTTTCGCGATACCTTCAATCATCTTGAGGGTATCATCGGGGATCGAAGTAATCGTGGTACCAAGCATGTACAGAGTCTGTAGATATTGCCAAGTTGCACCTCGCGTATTGGTTGTCATTTTTTCCCAATAGGTTTTGATATTGAGATCCTTGAGAAAGTCGATGGTTTCAATTTCATTGAGAAGGAACGATTCATCCTTCGCGGAAATCTTATCCGCGTAAGGGGTGACACCTTTCATGAACGCGTCCACGACGAGACGTGGGTTTGTAGACTTCAATAAATCAAATGAAGTCATCATCTTCTTAATGCCTTTTTCCTCTGGAAAAGTCTTGTGCAATTCCACAAGAAATTGACCCATCATATCGTTGAACGCAGTAACGGATGCCATTTTCTTAGTATATCAGTGTAATCTTTAAGTTTAGAAAGGTTCGTTAGAAATAGACTCCTTCTGTCCAATACCACCCGAGACGATAAAGAATACCAATACCGCATTAAGTACAGCGGGTTTGGTGTATTTGTTGAGTTCCAATTTACCTTCATTATTGAGCTGCGCCTTCAAGTGAATGTAGGCCGCGGTGATACCTCCAGCGATAAGAGCGGCACTCATGGGGTCACGAAGATAGTCGGAGAGTTCCATTTAATTATACCGGGGATTTTTTGTACGTTGCTCTGGTGCGTCTCCGAAGAATACATCATCGTCCCCTGCCTGGGCCTGAGGCTGAGGCTGAGGCTGCTCCATTTCCGGCTCATGGTCTGGTTCAGGGGCCTGAACACCTGGGACAGTTTTGAATTCATTTTCAAGGCCGGTGGGCTCGGGTTCCATTTCCATTTCCATTTCCATTTCAGGCTCAGGCTCCGGCTCCGGCTCCGGCTCCATTTCAGCTTCACCGTCGAATACATCGGGGTCCGCACTATCGTGGATTTCACCGTCGAGTGAGATATCCCGAGTCTCCTGCGACATATAGGTCTGGAGAATCTGTTGAATAGGAATGAGTTCCTTAACGGTACTCTCGATACAGAGAGTAAAGCGTACTGTGAGCTTCTCATCTCTCACATATTCACTTTGCTCTTCACTGAAAACGTAAGGGTCTTTATAGAGATCCTTTGCGACATTGTTGTAGCACGTCTGGATGAAAACTTCCTCCGTTGGAAGTTTGAGGGAAATCTTCTTATTATCCGCCTTGAGACGAACGGCAGAGAGGATCTTCGTACAGGCAACAAATACCGCGGCGAGAAGGTCGTTGAACCATGAACATCTATTTGTGATATTATCTGAATGATTCTTGGACATGGCATTCGACCAATTTGGAACTTCTTTGAGAAGCTTCTGGAACATGATGAGAACCTTGCGACCCTTCGATAGGGACATAGCTTCGTTATGCATATCTTGAAAGACTTCAATCATAGCTGGGCACATGATGAGACACATCTGTCCTAAATATTCACGCTTGGCTTCTACCAGAATATTGAGGTTATCCATTTATGATTAAAGTGGTTTTTAAATTGAGATTTTACTACGCACCCCCCCTGTACTTATTTGCAATTTTCTTGAGGTTCATGAGATTTGGGAAACTGGTGTCTTCATCATCCTGTCGATGCTCCTTCTTCTCCTTCTTCTTTTTTGGAACAACCCAAGAAACATATATATCATACTCACTCAAAAGTTGAACAGTGAATCCACCGAGAACGAACTGCCTCGCGACGTATCGTGCAGCAGCACTCCTATCAAACATTGGATATCCTAACAGAAATCCTGGAATTGTCATAAATATCTGTTTGTGACCAAGTTCTACAGATTGTTTAATCTTAGAAGAAAACTGTTCATAAATTCTTACATAAATTTCTTTACGCATTTGCTTTCTTTTATCGTCAATCTTATTGACATCATCGATGCTGATCATTACAATTACTGCAATTTATTTTTTACCGAATCCAACTCAGCCTTGGTTGGGGACGCCACTTCCTTAACCAAATTATACTCGAGGAATTCTTTACCCGAGGAACCCTCTGAGAAAGCCTTCACGTCACTTGGAACTTGCACACCGAGAGGTTGGGAGCGAAGAGATGTGAGGGTAACCTTCCCACTCTTCTCAACCTCGTAGGAAGCAACGACAGAGAAACCGAATGAGAAACCACCCTTCTTTACAGCCATGAACATACACTCGTAGATGTCTTTGTCTTCGCCTTTATAGTGACGAATAGTTGTCGTCTCGATGATGTACGTACAAATACCAGTCCGCTTGGAGATTTCTTTGTTTGCTTGGAGTATAAACTCCTCCATGTTGTCGTTATCGACACTCACTTCGACCTCCTTATATTTGCTAAGGTCTGGTCTGGGATCGTCAAGTTTTATGACCCCGACTGGTTTTGTGTATCCTGAAAGACCAAACGCTTCGGTGAAGGATTCATGAGAAGTTGTCAGATAAATCACCAATACGAGAAGAATGATCGCAATCAGGTAGTTCATATTTACTATAATGCGTTAATTTTTTTTTACAAATTACCCTATAGATAATAGATGTCGCTCCTGATATATAGTCCAAGATGCAAACACTCTATGGATGTCATCGAATACATTAATAAAGTTCCCCAGCTGAAACAATTGGTAAATTATCACAATATCAATACACAGGGTATTCCGCCGAACTATAAGAATAAAATCAATCGTGTTCCCACCATGCTCACGAAGAATGGTAAGATCCTCGTGGGGAATGAGATTAAGAACTGGCTTGACTCGCTGTTACCAAAGAAAGAGGTTGAGAATGGTTCGATTGGTGGTTTCGGTGGGTCTATGTCAAGTCTCAATGATGGTGGTGATAACAACTCGGATATGTTTCGCCTCGATGACTACGGCCAGTCTCTCCAACCCGCGATGACAAAGGAACTCGAGGAAAAGATTGGTCGTGAAGTATCAAAAGGTGTGGCGTATACAGATTTAAAGATGTAACGCGCTAGTGATATTAGATATGAAACTTGTGACGATACAAGCTTCTGCTTTTAAGTCGACATTTGAGGTACTCAAAGATATCCTCAATGATGTGAACATATACTTTAGACCAGGTGGGATGTACATTGTTACCCTGGATACTGCGAGGACATCTCTCATTGATATGTTTCTCTCAGCAGACAATTTTGAAGAATATTACTGTGCCCAGGAGGAAATTATTGCTGGTATCAACATTTCAAACACGTTCAAACTTCTGAAGACAATTACCAATAATGATGTTCTCAAAATGGCAATCAATTCAAAGGAATATATGGATATCGAGATTATCAGTGAGACGAAGAAGACAAATTCAAAGTTCCAACTCAAACTCTTAGACATCAACGAGAGTCGCATCGAAGTTCCAGATGTTGAGATGACGACAATCACAACCCTCCCATCCGCCGACTTTCAGCGTCTTTGTCGTGACATGTCCAATATTGGGACAGAAATCGAAATTCATCGTGAAGGTAAGAATATTAGCCTCAAATGTGAAGGTGACTTTGCCAATCAGGAAACAATTATTGAGTGTCCCGATGAAAGTCCGGCGATTATGGGGTTATACAGTCTAAAGTATCTGAATATCTTTACAAAGGCGACGAGTATGTGTGCGTCTGTGCAAATTATACAGGAAACTGGGAATCGTTTTTTGATTCTCAAGTACAATGTAGCTAATTTGGGGGAACTCAAATTTTACCTAGCGACTAAGGTATCTGAAGATCTGTAGTGAAGTCCTCTAAAGTAGAGAGTGTCTTCTTCATACCCAATGTATTGGCTAAAATAATTTTAGGGAACTTATCTTTGAGTGTCTCCTTGTCATAGAATAAAAAGTCTTCGAGTGCTACCTTTTGTCCATGGAAATCATTCCTCGGACCCGAATAGCGTTTCACCTTTTCAGTAATGTTTCGCATGGGTTTGTCATCATGATCGACTATCCAAGCACTACTCAAGGGGATACTAAAGTGCATCGCATTATCTTCATTCTCACCCGGTTTGAAATTAATGTCATTTGAAATAGACGTGTATTGCTTACCATTGAAGTAATACCGCACGCGAAGAATGAGATGCTTAACATTTTGGGGGATCAGTGTGTGACGGAAGTTTTTACCTGTAGCGTGTACGTAGTAATTATCGAGGATACCATCTTCCCAGTCTTCACTCTCTTTCAACCAAAAATCATCTTCGAGAAGATAACTCATTTCGTGATCCACATCGTATTCAATTTCTTCTGAAATAATTGAATAGTCTCGCGGTGTGGTAAGATATTTGTAAAAAAAGAAAATAGAACTTAAAAGTTTGGTAAACATATCTTTATATGAAATGGAAGGTAATTTTTTAAGTAGGTATAATAACCGAATAGACGAATGGAGTGTGTGTATAAAAACCGATCCAATGAATAAAAAAAAATATGAATCTGAAATGGCTGAGTACATCATGAAATGTATGCCATATATGAATCAATACGTAGATGATGATATTGATGGTGGCGACGAAGATATAAATACGAATAACGTTTTCAATGTCAAAGAGACTGTCGGTCTAAAGAGAAAGGATATATTTACAGATTATCTCATTGACGTTGAAAAACAAAATCTACCCAAACCTTGTGAACGAACACGAGATCAATGTAGGACATGTCCAGATAGTAATTTACTCCATTTTCAAAACACGAGTGATCTCGTGTGTGAGTCATGTGGTGCAATCGTAGCAATGTTAATTAGTGAAGAACTGACATACAAAGAAGAGCAAGAAACATCCGAAAAAGTTGTGAATTATTCGTATAAGAGAGAAAATCACTTCAATGAATGGTTGTCACAATTCCAAGCACAAGAGATGACTTCAATACCCCCAGAAGTCATAGAACAATTGAGAGGAGAACTCAAGAAGATGAAAATCAAAAAGTTGGAAGACATCACACATGCAAAGATACGCGGACTTTTGAAAAAGTTACGACTCAATAAATATTATGAACACGTTCCGTATATTACCAACATTCTCAATGGTATCAAACCCCCAAACATGCCCCAAGAGTTGGAGGAGTATCTACGGATCATGTTCAAAGATATTCAAAAACCATTTGATGATAATTGTCCATCCGAAAGGAAAAACTTTTTGAGTTACTCGTATGTCCTTTACAAGTTTTGTGAACTCTTGAGTGAAGATCAGTACCTACAATACTTTCCACTTTTGAAATCAAAGGAAAAGTTATATCAACAAGATGTTATATGGAGGAAGATCTGCCACGATTTAAAATGGGAATTTATTCCTACCGTATAAAGTAATGAACTGTCCAAACTACCACGTGTGTAACAAAACCGTGAAACCAGGATTAAAAGTATGCACTTCATGCTTTTGGAGATTCAAAAATGAGGTTCTTGAATTCAAGACTCATGAATGTCCAAAATGCTGTAAAGTAGTGGAATGTCTCAAGTTTCGTAAATGTGAACACTTCTTATGTATGAAGTGCTTTGATAGAATGCCTGTATGTGAGGTGTGTGCAACCTAAGTCATCCTAAATCCTTAAAAAGGTAACTAGTATGATTCTCATCGATAGAATTATTCGTATTCTCAAGAAGGACATGTATCTCCCTATGAGGTGCTACGCAAATAAGAGGCAACTCATGAACCCTAGAGATTGTTGCAACTGTAAAAACTTTTGTCGAAAGCCTCCAAGTGGTGGGACTCCAGTCTATCTACAAGTTGAACCCAGTGGTACAATACTGTCTAGAAGAATCTTGCGCACCTCCACTTCCCGATCAGGGTGAGGTGGATAGTTTATCAGATACGCAGTCTTCAAACCTGTCAGACGAAGATAGTTATTACCCTGCAACTCCGCCGCATCATTCAGAGTTTTGATCGTCTTGAATTCTAGAATAGTCTCCTTATTAATAATCATGTCCGCCCTTAAATGACCAATCACATGCCCCTTGAACGGAATCGGAATGATTCTTTCAGATTCGTAAGGAACCCCCTTCACCCGTAGTAAAACCCCCATAGCCTCATGATATACTCTCTCACTGTACCCAGGTCCCAGTTGAGAATATATCTCTCGAGCCAGGTCTTCTATCATTAGATTCAACTCATTTTTCTTCTTTATCTATTATAAGATGGTGTCCGTGGAAACTGCTCGTAGACGGCGGCGAATCAATACCGCACTCAGTCGTCTGGCGAGTAATTTTAAACGTGTGAATATACCACGAAATGCATTTAATGTAGGTACGGTGACCCGTGCGAATGATCGATATTTATCAGTTCGTTTAAGTCGTAAAACGATTAATGACTTAAAAGCCATATACACACGAACATGGGAACAAAGGGTCGAATACGTTGGTTCAATACCATTCACTCTATCAAATACACGAAACTATGTGAGGTTCAATACACCAACAGCCCGTACAAATCGGCAACTGGCTTCTGTGACACCCTCCAACGAGGATATGACACAGTATATCGTGTATCATACCCACCCAGTCCCTATGAGTGCCGTCCCACTCTTCACATACCCGAGTGAATCTGATTTTAGAGCGTACATAAGGGCGTATCCAGCGATACAGGCTAATCTCATCCTCGAAAACCAGGGATACTACATCATAGACCTCATCGAGACGAATATGAATAAACCAGACCCAGATGAGGTTGTAAAAACATTCAATCGTCTTGTGAGATCTGAACCATTTCAGAAATCAACTGTGAACTGGAGCGCACTCGCATATATCCAAACAACACCAGAA